ACGAGAACCGAGGAGACATCCTGGTTCAAATATCAAGAAACGCAGAAGCTTTAAAACAAAGAATTCATTTCAAAAGAAGACTCAACACAATTTCTTCATCCCTTAGTTGCTATTTATCCTGTGAACCAAAAGAAGCGACACAGCGCTCAGGATAGAGACCCCAATAAAACACAGAACAACCTAGCACGCCACCAAGCAACAACACAGATCAACATAGTAGCAAAACCAGAATTTGCAGCAGCTGAATATGTTAGGATCATACCAACAAGCATTCAAGGAGCTCACCAAGGCTCATGCCTCGCGCGGCTTGACTAAGCTCAAGCCAGAGGTAGTCAAACAGGAGGATTATGCTGAGGATACACGTGCTAAGGCGAAGATGATCATCAAAGCATTCGACCCCGAAAAACTAGCACTCCCCAAAACTGAACGTGACATGCGGTTCCATGATGACTCAATGGATATGAGGTTCATGCTTCAGGCCTTCAGCCAACCAGCAGTGGAGACAAAATCCTGCTCTGTAGGTCGGCGTTGGCTTTTGGGACATTCCCCCACCGAGATTGCTACCTACGAAGGCCCAGAATGGGGTAGTACGCAATTAGTGGCTGAACCTGCATTCGCCGGGGTAACAACTGATCTGAAAGATCCCAGCTTCGTGAAGGCTTTGGGAAACATCTCTCAGGTCTTCAAAAATGTTCGGGAGGCAAGCTTGACTAAACTGGGTTCAGATGCTGCACGTTTAATGCGGAAAACAGATATGAATTTGGTAAGGTACGTCTACCGCTTGGCAGCAATGTATGTCGCGGCTCTGGCGGCAGAAGCAGCTAAGGTCACCTGTGAAGTGGCGTCAGTGGAAGAATCCAACGACCCACGTTCATTAACCTCTCTGGCGGCTTTCGACAGTGTGGTCACTGACGCCCTCAGGGGTATCAATTTCATTTATTTTGAAGACAACGAGTTGAACCACAATATTAGGCAGACTCTCTCGGTGCTACAGCTAGCCTGTAGCTCATTCACCTACAGATCCTCAACCGCTGCAACCTTAGGTCATGGGTTGGCTACATTTTGGCCTCACTTGGGCAACGTCCAGCTGGCTTACCTCGGCCCTACTGATGAAGCCACTATTAATAATATGTCCTTTCTTCTGACGACGTGGCTTCAGCCGCAGCAATGTTCTTAGGCCAGTTTAACCTGGAGAAACAATTCCTGCCTGCAGTCAGGGATGTGATGGCTCTCACTACAACGGATATGGACCGGGTGCCAATGCTTGGTCAGGATAGGTTGGCCATAGCTCTGCCTAGATTCAATGCCCAAGCAGGCGCAGTGGCTATGCTCTCCCAAGTTCTAAGAGGTGCCACTAGTAGCTTCGTTGTCCCTGAAATGCCATCAGTGAAGCAGCTGCTCAGTGAGGCAGTTAAGACCCGTCTCATACTTGAGCCAGCCATCGCAGGAGCAGTAGTGGCAGCAGGAGGGTCCGTGTTAGCCGCTGATGAAGAGCCTGTCCGCCCACTGAGGAACAACCTGATGCGAAGATACTCCCCCCGCGAAGCACTAAGCGATGTGATGGCGTTGGCGCTGGTGCAATTAGACACATGCGGCCTCAAGGGGATGATATCGCCCGTGATCTCCACGCTGGCACCGGCGTATCGCGGGGACGACCCGAGTTCCTTGACGCCATTGGAGTGTATGCGTGAATTAGTTACGAGTCCAATTGCTATCCAGTGGGAAGAACTGCTGTTGTTTACCCATAAGCTCCCTCCTTCAGCTGGTATCCTAGGTGTACTTAAGACATCCACTTATGACCCAACGAATGTGACCACAACCAGGAAATATTTTCCGTCGCTCGTTAAGAATGGGATAACAGACCAGGTGACTGCTTATCAGCTCTACTATTCCGCAATGGAAGCAAAGAAGAATCTCCTCATATACTCAGGTACGGTGACACTCACTGAGGACCACTTAATGAGGAATAGTGCTCGCTATCAGCCGAGGGTCCACGCATCCGGTCGCCTCATGGACAATCAGTTTGCACCATTCAGCAATGGTGACTACACAGTCACACTACCTGCAGTAACCTTTCCACACACTAGCAGCATCTTAGGCATAGCAAATGCAGCCAGGATCCGTAGTGGTCGGGAGTGGTACATAGACATCGCCGACGATCTATGGTTGAACTTGGCAAGCCACACAAATATGCACTACCCCGCGGGGACGGCTGCGGTCGACCACATGGCGCAAGAGATAACCCTCCCTGTTCCTCAGGTAGTCACCCCCAAACCAGATGATGACCTCTCCACGGTAGCATCCGTCCCTTCTAAGATAAGTGCAGGTGAGCAAAGTGCTTCTCAGAGCATCAAAGAACGCCTGAAAGTGGATCAACCTGTTACGGGTGCACGTCCACTGGCTCGTGGCGAACAACATGCAACAGCCGAGAGAATATTAAACGAGTATTTTGGTGAACCCGCTAACGCCCCACGCTGGATGGCCTCATTCTATCAAGCTTCAGCCCCGACCACGGTGGGAGAGAAAGAGCAAGAGAGGTTTAGGGCACAATTCGAGGTGGATGGGCTCCTAAGAGCTTGGGATGCAGCGGCCACTTTGAGAGGTCTGCCGATAGGGAAGCGTGCTGCTTTCATGGCTGACGCGAATGTGTTGATCAACATGGCATTGATTGACTGTGCCAGGACAACTGAGGCAGCCACCAATTTACGTGTAGCGTCTGAGAAATTCAGACACGTGGAAACTCAGATGCAGATGAACCCCGGCCTCAACAGAGAAGAGATCCAAGGGTGGTGGTCAGGGGGCTATGCTGCCAGGAAGAAAGAGATAATATCTGAACGAAAAGCATTAGCTAAATCAATAGCGCCTGGAACTAAAGCAGCGAAGACACCTCATAGGCGGATCGCAATCAAGTCAAGAATACAAGAGCTAGACGCACGACTGCTTGAAATGAAGAACCTCAATATGCCTACCACGGTAACGGAGGAAGATATAGATGCTGCCCTTTATGGCGGGAAGTCCTTTGAGTCGCTTACCAGATTCTCGGCAGCTGACGTTGAGCGACGTGAGAAGCTGAAAGCCCAGGAAAAGAAGCGCAGAGACGAGCTGGCTGCAGCTCTTGGTGAGGATACGCTGGCAGCCATGCTGGCAGTCAACCCCGACATGAGCGATATCATTGAGTTAGCCGCAGAACAAGGTCCAGAAGCGCTGCTGGAGGGTGTAGCTCAGGGATTCTTCGGCGATGAAGCGATGATGCAAGCCCAACAGCAGATACTAAAGAATAAAGCAGAAGATGCACTACAGAAGGCTGTCGATGACGGAAAACCTGAAGCAGCACCCGAGAGCTGGGAAGACCGGAGCCAAGCGAGCAGCCAGGATGGTTCACCTCACAGTGATGATCCGCCTCCGCCGCCCGAAGAGCAGCCAGTTGAACCTACACCACCCAAACAACTCTCAATGCCTACCGAACAGCAGGGTGTGGAACCGATGACTCCGGAAGAGGTCTCGGATTTTCTCACTGCTGCGCCCCCAAGTGCATCTGGCACTGCCGCGCAAGGTGCCCCAAGTGCTGCACCTACGTCCACGCCTGTGGAGGAAGTAGTCACACTCCAGCTAACTGGAGAAGATGGACCAGAGAGCGCCGACGTCTGAAGGAGTGCTGTAGAGCTGCTCTTAATGTCTATGGACATCCCGCCGCCGCTGCAGTAGAAGACTACGCTACCTTAGGCATCGAAGGGTATAGTGATGCAGCGAGTGGCAGGTCCCCACCAGACAAGATGTTGTTTGGAGATCGATGGCCGACCATTGCAGAGGCAAAGGTCAACTATGCACGTCCTCTACCAGGCCTCGGTGGACCGATAAAGCTAACGATAGCCACGGTAGTTGGACTTCTTAGCAGATCGCCTACTATCCCAGAGAGCATCTTACTCACAGTTAACACTGGAGACCCAGAGCCGCAAGTGGCAGCAATGCTCATGTGGATGGTAGCTGCACCCAGCTACATTGTTGAGGCCATGCACCAGGCGAATTGGTTCAATGTACCACTCCGAGACTGGAAGGAGGTGTTCACGGCAGAGATGGACATGCTGCGCCGCCAAGCAACGACCCTAGGGAAGGTGGCAGATGCAGACGGTCACAATTGGATACGCAAAATATTTCTGCTTACTTATAGGGGCACCGAGGAAGCTGATTGGGAAGATGAATATCGCCTAACAAATGTGGACATACCTCATAGGTCCTTTCAATGTTTTAACACGTTCTCCAAAGATACCTACTGGTCGTCGTTCAAGAAACATACACGGGAGCTAGCGCGTAAGGTAGTTAAGCAATGGAATGACCATGCACCGCCAACACGTTTTGAGGAGTGGTGGCAAACGAGAGCAGCCTGGGCTCCTGGAGGGAGTACCTCTAATCGGCAACGAATAATGGACTACGCTCATGCTGACCCACGCATTAAAGCCAACGATAGGCCCGACAAGAAGACAATAGTGGAGACCCTAACCATCGAGGATATTCTTCGAGCTTTGAAAGGGGCACCACACTCAGAAGCACGTGCAAGCACCAAAAACGAGGCTGGTCACAAAGCAAGGGCCCTCTATGCACAAGACGATCTGGGATTCTTCATAGCATCATTCGCCTCATTAGATCTGGAAAAGTATATGAACATAGACGGGATGAACGCAAGGCAAACTCCCGC